GTTGGATAAAACATTTCTGATTTTAAGATTTTGACAACATCATGGAATGAACCCCATGCCACGAATGTATTGTCTTTTTTAGCAAATGTTCTTTCGTCATTTACTATTGATTGCATTGCCATAGCTCTACCTGGAACAGTATTTGATACCGTAGGTTGAATAGTTTCTCTTATAGGAATTATCACAGATGATAAATCATATGTACCAACTTTGACTCTATTGTCTGCTGATAGTAAAGAGTAGTAGTCTTTTCCAGTGTAGCCATTTTTCTTAGCTATGTCAACGATTGTTGACTTTTTAAATTCATTAGTGTCTGGATATTGTGTAGCCAATTCACTAAGTATTTTTTGTGTAGATATTTTCAAGTTATTCATAATATAGTTTCTCCTTATCAAATTATATATCTATTATACCATAGTTTAGGTGCGATGTAAATAGCTAAAATGAAAATAATAGCTGCTTTTTTCACATCGCCACCGCTTTACCAAAGTTAGTAAGTAAAGTTTTGTTACTCTTCTTTGACTTACTATGTTTTTTGAAAGCTTGAGTTAGTTTACCCTTAGTAGCATCTTCATCTACTTCAAACTCTTCAGCTTCAGTATCAAGTTGCTTTGCTTTCAATAAGTAGTATTGATCATACCCAAGGATATTTTCAAATGTACATACTTTCTCTTTTGCAAATTTTCTTTGACATGTTTTCTTAAAATCTTGTTCTTCATCCCAAGACATGTTCTTATTAGTTTCGTACCCTACAGATTCGATTCTTCTTCTGTATTCCCAATGATCTTGAGCTAAGAAGAATCCTAAAGTAGTTATATCATAATTTTTTCTTAAGTTATTTAATAAAGCTTTAGTACAATCAAGTCTTAAATTCTTACACTTTACTTTTTTACCGTCAATATGAATTGTGTAATTATCAGCATAATATGATCTTACTTCCATTCTTTTATCATCTAACTTTTCGTCTCTAATAACATTCATGCCATTAGTATCGCCATCAGACATAATTACAAGATTCATATTCTCAATGTTATGTTTAGCTCTAAACTTTTTAATTAATCTAGTAGATACCATTAACGCACTATTAAGTGGTGTTGAACCCCAGTCTTCTTTTTCAGAACCATACTCTGCAATTCTTGTACCAGACCATGTATTTTCCATCATCATTCTAGTATGTAAGAATTTTAGAGCTTCTTCAAAATCTTTCTTTTTAAGACCACTATGTATTTGTTGTACTAATGAAAGATTTTCATGGTATATTTCGCCATCTTTTTGTATATTCCTAGGTAAGTAATTCGTTGTAGTAAATCCATACACGTCGAATGGAATATTAACAGCTTTACAGAATAGGATAGTATGTATAAGTTGATCAATCACTTTATGTAAAGTACCAGACATTGACCCTGAAAAATCAATTAGCATAAACATACCATGGTTTTTAGCATCAGCTAATTGAGTAACTCTTGAAAAAATATCATCATTAGTTTTATATGACCATAATTTATTCACATCAATAGAACCAGTTCTAGCAGTCTGAGATCTTGTGTATCTGTACGCAGCTTTTTTCATTTCAAATTCTTTAACTGCGTAATTAACATTTCTTTTAACATCTCTGATATATTGTGGATATTCTATTTTAGCTTCAGTCATTCTGTTTTCAATAGGAGTATACTCATATTCATTATCTCTTTCGTACTGAAGTACTTTTTGAGTATTTCTTTGTCTATCTTTTGAAATTGTTTTATAGTCAAAAACAACTCTGTCTCTTATATCTTTATTGAACTCATTGCATATTACATTAGCAGAAACTTTACTAGGGTTATCTAAAAGATCTTCTTCTTTCCTTCTAAAATTTTCATCGGTGATAGAAACATCTTCGTCTCCGCCATGGCCAGTTTGCTCTCCAGGATTTTCTTCTTCCTGAGTTTCGCCTTCTTCTGTAGTACCAGGATTTGAAGCCTCTTGTTGTTCTGGTTGTTCATCGTTATTCTCCATATCATCATGACCCATGTTTGATGTTGGGTCTTCGTTATCATCATTATTGTTTTCGTCTTTATCATCACCTTTAGAAGCAGGTGGCTTTAATAGATCTTCTTGATTTTCTTTGGTGTATTCTAAAACATCTCTGCATAATTGCACAACTTCTTCAAATGATTCAGTAGTCATAGACCTATCCATAAATACTTGTTCATCAGAATTAAAAGGTACATCGATGAGATTACCAATTTTAGCTTTAAGGTTAATTTTATCAATAAGTTTTGTTTGATCCCAATTAATATCAGATAAGTCACCAAAGAACTCATCATCAAATAATTTTCTATAACCTTTATTAAATGAGTTAACTAAACCAGGATATCTAGACTTTACTTTTCTTTCAATTCTAGCATCTTCGATTACATTAATATATGATCTTGGACAACCTTCTAATTGTTCTGGACTGTCATGCCAACCTTCAAATGGTGTTTCCAAAGCATGTCCTACTTCGTGTCCGATTAATAAATCATACACATCTTTACCCATGTCTTTCCAGTTAGGAAGACCTAAAACTCTGTCTTTAATGTCAAACCACGCAGTATGATAATTACCATGTTGGATGGTAATATTTTCTTTTGCTAGTAGTTTAGCTAGGATACCTTTATTCATTTGTTCACTCCTTAATATTTATATATTGTACCACATTTGGAGCTAAATGTAAATGGTTATTTTAAGATTTTACACAATTGTAACAGAATTGTAACAGAATTGTAACAATTAAGAATTATCTAATTTTTGAAAAGTTTTTATCTTTAAAGAATTCAATCTTACTTCTAAATTTGTTCTCTAATACATCGCCTTTATGTGATATAATAAATGTATTACTACCCTCGTCCAAAGTATCAAGTATCTTCATTAAGTTATCAACACCATCAACATCAAGACTTGAGTCAAAAGTTTCATCAAGAACTAATAGATTGGTCGCTGCAGAGTTTTTCATTTTAGCGATCTGTCTCCATGTAAATAGAAGCGATAGGTCAATTCTTTGTTTTTCACCTTCAGAAAAAGATGCATAATTAAAACTATCTCTATGTCTTGACCTTATAGTCTCATTAAAACTTTCATCGAGATGGAATGAAACAAAAAAGTCCAACACTTGCAGATACTGGTTTATTAGACGATTCATCACCGGTAAATATTGCTTGATTACTTTCGTCTTTATACCAGTATCTTTAAGCATTTCCCCTATGACTTCATTGTAAGTCCTTTCCTCTACATACTCAAGTTTCTTTTCAATATGTTGTTCATTCTTTTTCCTAAAGCCATTTAGTTCGGACTTTGCTTTTTTTACATCACCAGTTTGTCCCTGGAGATTATTGATTTCTTTTTGTATTTTATCAATCTCTTTTTGAAGTAAAGATATAGAATCATTATTAGAATTAATCTTTTGTTGTTTCTGTCTTAACTTATTAAGGTTTTGTGATACTTCTTGTTGTGTAACTTTTACTTCACCAATCTTTTCTTCTAATTCAGACTTAGCAGTTTGTATTTCTTTTGCTTTATCTTTAATAGCATTAATTTTATTTTGTTTAAGATTTTCAGTAATCTCTTGATCACACGTTGGGCAATTGTCGTTTTCTTCATAGAATCGACTTTCATCAACCATATCATGTATCTTATTATTAAATTGCATATCAAACGAATTCATTTCTGAAATCTTCTTTAATAGCTCTTGTGATGATTTTTCTTCTGATGATATTGAAGCTGTAAGGTTTTTTGATAACCCTTTACTTTCTTTAAATAGTTTATTAATTTCAGATTTATGTATATCAATAGAAGATTGTTTACCTTCAACTTGATCTTTATTTAACGATTGTAAACTCTTTATATATTTACTTTGTGAATCTATTTTAGTTTTAGCTATATCAATCTGATGGTTTATATCGTTTAGTTCTTCTTTAATCTTAGCGTTTCTTTCTTTTAATAACATATTCATTTTAGAAAATATATTAATATCTAAAAGATCTTCGATAACTTGTCTTCTTGACCATGCTGGTAATTGCATAAATGGTATAAAAGAACTACTGCCAAGTACAACTACCTGATGAAAAGATTTATGATTAAGTTTTAATATATTTTGCTCTAAGAACTGTTGGAAATCTCTGACATTAGAAGCTTGGTTAATCATATTACCATTTTGCCAAATCTCTAGCTTGTTTGGTTTAATACCTCTAACTATTTTAAAATCAGAACCACCAGTAGAAAACTCAACGGTAACTAATGAACCTTTACCGTTTATAGAATTCACTAATTGCATTTTATTAATATCTCTATGAGCTTTACCAAATAAACCAAAAGATAGTGCGTCTAATAAGGTTGACTTACCAGCACCATTTTGACCTACGATTAATGTAGTCGGTGATTTATCTAATAATACTTTTATAGGGTCAGTTCCTGTTGATAGGAAATTCTGCCATTCACATGATTTAAAATGTATCATTTATACCACATTATTGCAATAGCAATAGTTGGTACTACCATAGCTATGATTATGTACGTTAATTCCATTATAATACCTCTAGGTTTTGAGCTTCTGTATAAAGCTTCCTCAATTCAATTTTTAAATGTTCTTTATCTAAATCTGTATCAACAGCTTCTACATAAGAATCTAATAATTCGGTAGTATCTTCTAAAGAGACTTTATCATCTTCAACACTTTCGCCTAGATATTCTTCAAATGACTCTGCTATCTTGAGTTCGTATGTATCTGTATTTTGTAATCTATCTACAAACTTATCAAACATATACAAATCGTTTTTATTTATTACAATTAGTTTAATGAATTTCTTTTCAAATTGTTTCATATCAACTTTATCATAATCAGTTTTTGTATCATCATATACTACCTTTTTAAATATAGTAATAGGATTTCTAACTGCTTCAATCTCTCTTGTTTCTGTATCTAATACATGAAAGTATTTTGGATCATCAACATCTGCCCAAGTAAATTCCATTTGAGAACCAAGATACTGAACATTACTTTGATGTGATTTAGTATGGAAGTGGCCACTTAATACGGACTCAAACCTTGAAAAGATATCAGCATTCATTCCATGAGGATTTGGTATTCCAGCCATCATGTCAAACCCTTTAAGTTCTAAATGAGCTCCAAGAATAGGTGCTTCACACTTCATAGCAAAATCAACATAATCTTTATAGTTACTATTATTAATCCAAGGGATAACAGCTACTTTTAAACCATCGTAATCTAATACTGTTGGTTTCATACATATATTTACATTTGAAGTAAAGTAACCTAATAACTCTTTTAAAGAACATAACTCATTTGTATTTTTATAATATACATCATGATTACCAGGGATTATATCCATAGTCATACCATACTGTTTGAGTGGTTCTAAAAAGTGTTTACGATTTGTATTTAATGCTTTAAAGTTTACAAACTTACGATGTTCGTAATAATCACCTAAGTGTAATACATTTTTAATATTGTGTTCATTACAATATGGGAAAAATACTTCAGTATAAAATCTACCTTGGTATTCTAAAAAGATATCCGATGAATTCCTTACACCGCAATGTGTATCATTAAGAATAGCTACTTTCATAATCCAGCTCTAGCTTTTCTGATTGCTTTTCTATACTTAAGAGCCATTTCACGGTAATATTGTTTTACATATACTCTTTTAGCTTTACGTTTAATTTCTTTAGCAAAAAGTTTCTTTCTTCTCTTTTCTGCTCTTAATATTTGTTTAGTAGTTAATTTTTTCATTACATAAATAGTTCTAGTTTTTCTTTTTTCTTTTCTTCTTTAGCAAATACTTTAATAGCTTCATCCTTGTGTCTTATTTGACCAATTCTTTGTCTTAAAGTATCTACATAAGCCATAGTCTCTTGAGCTCCTGCATCGTCCATACCCATTTGAGTAAAGTCTTCAATACCCATTTTCTCAATAAACTTAAACTTAATATCCTGTTGTCTTTTCTCTTTAGTAATTCTACGTATAAAAGCGAAATAACAAATTTGAGTAAAGTATGAGAACGCATTTGGTTTACCTGTTCTTGTAGCTGTTTCGATTTTATAATTACCAATAGCTCTTAAACAGTTTTCAACCGCATCCATTACCATTTCTTCACGATAAGTATACCTCACGAAGTTCGGTCTATGAGATAGCCCTTCTGATATTTTAATAAAGCATTTTGCGATATAATCAGTTACTTTAGGTATAGGTTGTTCTTTAGAACGAGCTTCCTGAACCAATACAGCATAATCATATACTGCTTGTGAAAACTCTTTGTTGTTTACATAATGTGCTTTATTCTTAGCCATTATAATTCCTCCATAATAGATATATTATACCACAGTTTAAGTCTAATGTAAATAGTTAATTTCTTTAATTAATTTCATTTAATTTCACTTTAGCTATTTACATATGTGAAAAAGTATGGTATAATAATATAGATATCCGGAGGAGGGGAGTATATACAATTAATGTACTATCTTAGGAACATTAGGTTTAATGTCCACTCCATCGTCCGAATACTTTTCAATCATTTGTTGTTCGTACTCTTCAAGTATTTCCTGTTCAGAACGCTGTTTCTCGGGAACCGATTGCTTAGCAGTCAGAGCTAGCTTAACATAACTCTCTTTAGCTGAATCTGAAATAGGAACATGCTGAATAATATGATTCTTTAATATTTTAAACACTTTAGCATCTGAAAATGGAAACCATGGTGCAAACTCATATGACCCGAGTATATTAGAAGATACTACTAGTGGTCGCTCAAGAATCCAATTACTGTCGTTATTCACTGATACTAGTGCGACAATCTCATCTCCGTTAACAAGTTTAAAGTGTCTGATATTTAAAGATTGAATATTTGTGTCCATATAATATTATTTATAACTTATAATCGAATAGTTTGTAATTAAATTTTTCTTTACTGTATATTTTAATTCTTTCAGCTGCATGTTGTAATGTATAGTTCTTTTTAGATTTCCAATGTAAATCATCTGCAATATCATATACAGTAGTATTAATACCATCATCACTCTTTCTTAATCCTCTTCCGATGCTTTGGAGAACCCTAATCTGAGACTTACTTGGTGAAGCAAAAATGATGTTATGTAAACGCTTAATATTAATACCTGTAGAAAAAGTACCCATGGAAGCAACAATAATCGCATCTTTTTGGGTCTCGGTAATCTCACGGATCTGTTCTCTTGTATCGACATCTGTTTCCCCTGATACATAAAATAATTTTCTATTATTATTTATTCTTTCTTGTAATAGAGAATGTAATGGTTTACCATGTTTTTCTACGTATTGAAATAGTATTAATGTATTACCATCTTTACATGTTTTATCAGCCAAGTTAACAATAAACTCATTTCTTTCTTCGTATCGTACTATAAAGTCTAATTCATCTTGGTATTTTAATCTTGACACAATCTTACACACTTCATCACTATATTTAAGTAAGCATATCTTAATATCTAATTGTGATAAATCGTTATTATCAATAAGTTCTTTAGTAGTTGTTACCTGATACACTGGACCAAATAACCCTTCTAATACTAACTGATGAGTTTGTGAGCCATCAAGTGTTCCTGTTGTTCCTATACGATACTTAGCTTCTGTACACTTTTCCATTATAGACGTTAAGGATTTAGCTTTAAAATTATGGGCTTCGTCACCAAGAACCATACCAAAGTCTAGAAACCAATGTCCTGGCAGTTTATATATTGATTGCCATGTACTAATTAGTATTCTTTGTTTTAATCCAAATTTTTCTTTTCCTGAATATATCCTATGGCAATTTTCTGCTACGTCCCAACTATCCTTTTCTGAATAATCAGCAAAATCAGAATACATCTGTTCTACTAATGATGTAGTTGGTACAATTATTAAAACATTTTGATTATAGTGATCTAAAAAGTATCTAACAGCTAAATATATGATTAAACTCTTACCAGAAGCTGTTGGTGATAATAATAAAGATTTATTCTGTGATAAACACTGCGAGAGTGCATCTAATTGGTAATCCCTAGGGGTTATATCACTACCCTTCACAGAAAGGACTAATTGGGATAAAAAGGAATTTATGTCATGTGTATCTAATTGATATACGGTACTATATTTTTCACTCTCGACCTCATTTAGAGTATAATTTCTTATAGTGCAAAACTCCTGTAAGTATTTAAACAAACCACAGTATAATGTTTTCTTTCTAAGATCGTATAACCTAATTTTGCCATCCCACATACGGTTACGATATGCTGGCATAAATTTGTAACCAGGTACAAAAAAACAAAAGTGTTCTGATAACTCTTTTTCTATTGAAGCTTCACATTTAATATGCATGAAGACTTCATTCTTCTTTTGTATAGTAATGGATTCCATGATTAGATTCCGCTAGTAAACTTTCTCCATTCAATCATGTTTTTAATATTCTGATGTCGCCATTTGACGTTC